TAAGCATGTGAATTTTACATTGAAACACTTCATTGAAAGAGTTAAAATATATGATGAAGAAAAGTTCAAATATAAATTCTACAACATAGAGGTCAAAGATGCATAATGTAAAAATTATAAGAATGCAAACTGGTGAAGATGTCATGGCATCTATGATAGGTGAAGAAGAGGAGGAAACCGTTCTCCTTGCTGACCCAATGAGATTGATCTATCGCCGTATGCCCACAGGTCAAACTGTATTGATGATGATGCCGTGGTTACCAGTAGAACTAATCAAAGATAATAATGCCCTAGTATACAATTCAGATATAGTCACCATTGTTGATCCTAAAGAATCGATGATAGAGTATTACGAAAATCTTGTAATTAAAACTATGCTTGAAATGGAAAAATCAGAAGGAATGATTGAACAACTTCTTAAAGATCAACAAGAAGACTCTGAAGTGGAAGAAGAATCTGAAGAATTTAGCATGGAAGAATTAACCCAATACATAGAAGACATAAAGAACAGAACATTACATTAAAAAGGTGATTTATTATGGTAGGTGAGACAGTAACTTTTGTTATTCCGAGCAGTGCTGCCAAAGCATATCAAGGATTGGCAAACAAATATGCAGCAATCGAACCCCCAACATGGGCATTGTTATTAGCAAATGCTATTCGTGTTGAGGGATATGATCCTTGTATCTTAGACTTTGATGCTGAACCTTGTGATGATGTAACTGCATCAGACAAAATTGCTGCTACCAAATCAAGACTAGCAGTGTTCGTTCTCTACGGACAGAATCCAAACTCTGGCACCACGATGATGATTGGTGCTACTGCTCTTGCCAAACAACTCAAAGCATCACATCCCGATATCAAAATTGTTTTCATTGGTTCACATGCATCTGCCATGCCATATGAAACAATCAGTTTTCCTTTTATTGATTTTGTATTCATCAATGAAGGTGTCTATGGTTTACTAGACTTACTCAAAACAAATTTGGAAGATGAGTTAGATAAAGTATCTAGTTTGGTATACAAGAAAAATGGACTACCTGCAAAGGGTGCTGTTGGTAAACTTGTGCAAACTGCCGACATGGATAGAATAATGCCTGGTTATGCATGGGACTTGTTGCCATCCAATGGTAAACTATTAGATAAGTATCGTGCTCACTACTGGCACAACTATTTTAAAGATGAAGGTCGCACACCGTTTGCTGCTATCTACACATCATTAGGTTGTTCATTCGGTTGTAGTTTCTGCATGATTAACATTGTCAATCGTACATCATTCGATTCTGCTGTTGCTTCAGACTCAAAAGGTATGCGTTTTTGGTCACCAGAATTAATGCTCAAAGAGTTAGAGTATCTTTGGGACTCTGGTGTACGAACACTTCGTCTTACCGATGAGATGTTCTTCCTAAACAAAAAATATTATGTGCCTATTCTACAGGGTTTAATTGAACGTGGTATCAAGTTTAATATTTGGGCATATGCACGTGTGGATTCGGTTCGTAAAGATCAGCTAGAGTTGTTCAAAAAAGCAGGTGTTAATTGGTTGTGTCTTGGTATTGAAGCAGGTAATCGTAATGTTCGTTTGGAGATTGAGAAAGGTAAGTTCCAAGATGTGGACATCTATGAGATTGTAAAAGATATCAAAGATGCTGGCATCAATATTCTCGGTAACTATATGTTCGGATTCCCTGAAGATACATATGAGACTATGCGAGAGACTTTAGACCTTGCACTTGAATTGAATACAGAACATGCAAACTTCTATGCTGCAATGGCATTGCCAGGTTCTGCATTACATCGTGATGCTATGGCAAATAATTGGGAACTACCACAGACATTTGAAGAGTATGCTTTTCTCTCATACGATTGCCGACCACTACGCACCAAAACACTAACTGGTCCAGAAGTTCTCAAGTTCCGTGATGAAGCATGGCACAAATACTTCTCACACAAACCATTCTTGGATTTGGTTGAAACAAAGTTTGGTGCAGACTCACGGCAGAATCTTGAAGAGATGTCGCAGATTAAATTGAAACGCAAGTTACTTGGAGATTGATAATGGATTCTAATGCACGTGGTTTTATTAAAAAAATTGGTAATGAATACCGCAAAGAACTTTTTGAAAAGTTTGTGGAAGTAGGACAAGGACATCCAGGTTCTACATTTTCAATGCTTGATATCGTAACCACTTTATATCATGGTGGTTACATGAACTTTAATCATAGTAAAAACAGATTCAACAACAAAGTATTGATTAGTAAAGGTCACGCTACAGTAGCACTGTACCCTATACTCAAACACTTTGGTGTTCTACCAAAAGAAGATTGGGATAATTGGGGTAAAGGATTACCATCATGTCTTCGTGTCTTTGGTAACATCTCCATTCCTGGTATTGATATGACATCAGGTTCGTTAGGACATGGTGTTGGTGTTGGTGCGGGTATGGCAATTGCAAATCCAGATCAACATATCTACACAGTCATCTCTGAAGGTGAACTGTATGAAGGTTCGACATGGGAAGCATTATTGTTTGTTGCTCACCGTCAAATCAAAAACATGACTATCTTTATTGACATCAACAACCTTATTATTCTTGGTAAGACAGATGATTGTTTGATGCTCAATAACATTCGTGAGAAGTTGACAGGTTTTCCATTTGATTTATACTCAGTTGATGGACACGAACCAGAATCAATTGCTGCTGCTTTAGATGCAACAGCATATCAACCAAAAATTATTCTATGTAATACTGTTAAGGGTAAAGGTTTTTCATTGATGGAAAACAAACCTGAGTGGCACTACATGCAACCTATTACCCCTGAACAAATTGAACAATGCCGCAAGGAGATTAATGATGCTACAGCGTGATGCTTTTATTGAAGAAATTACAAAGAAGTTAGAAACAGATAAAGATATTTACTTTCTTTCTGCTGACTTTGGTGCAGCAGCATTAGATATATTGCGTGAGAAATATCCAGAGAACTTTATTCACTGTGGTATCTCTGAGCAAGCAATGATTGATATTGCCACTGGTCTGGCACTGCAAGGTAAAAAAGTATTCTGCTATGCAATGGCACCATTTATTTCTCTTCGTGCTATTGAACAGATCAAAACTGGTCCAAGTATGATGAACCTACCTATCTGTATCATGTCGGTAGGTATTGGTATTGGTTACGCCGATGCTGGTCCAACTCATTACATTACCGAAGACTTTGCGTGTCTGCGTTCTATCATCAACTGCAACATCTACACTACCGCAGATGCTGGCACAGCAAGACGATTAGCAAAGAAATTGTTAGACAAACCTGAGTTATCTTACATTCGTTTTGACCGTCACGACCAACCAGAATTAGAAGTAACTAATTTTGTAAATGATCTAGACTATCGTGTCATGAGTGATACAGTTACCGAAGATAAAGTTCTTGTCATCGGTTCAGGTAAGATGGCACACATTGTAAAGAAGGCATACGATGAACAACCGGAAAAGATTTTTGGTGTTGATTTAATTCATGCTAAACCATTTCCGAAAACTCTGTTGAATGCTATTAACATTGCCAAAGGCGTGATTGTTATTGATGAGCAGACACCATCTGGTTCACTTGGTGCTGCGGTAATGGAAGCATGTGCTGATTCCGACATCATGAAGAAGATCAAAACGATTACCATACCTGAAATGTATGTGTATGAGAATGGTGGTAGAGAATATCTACTCAATAAATTAGGACTGAACAAAGACAGTATTCTAAAAACATTGAATGATAATTTCTAGAACACCGTATCGGTTATCGTTGTTCGGTGGTGGTGCAGATTATCCCTCTTGGTTTGTATCCAATCAGACCAAATTAATTTCTGCTGCTATGGCAAACTATTGCTATATTAGTGTAAAACATCTGCCACCTTACTTTGATTATGCGAATCATGTTATCTATTCTAAAATAGAAAGTGTACATACATTTGATCAGATAGAACATCCATCTGTACGTGCATGTCTAAAACACTTACAGGTGCCTAATGGTATTTCTATTACTCATGACGGTGATCTTCCTGCTCGCAGTGGCATTGGATCATCTTCTTCATTTACTGTTGGATTAATCAACGCACTCCAAACGTATCTCGGTAAACCACTTACGACACATGAACTAGCATTAGAGGCAATCAACATTGAACAGAATGTTATTGGTGAGTCTGTAGGTGTTCAAGATCAAATCATGGCAGCATATGGTGGTATCAAAGTCCTTGAATTGTCTGGTGCCAATACTAAAGTTCGTGATCTAAGAATACCTGATAGTTATGTTGATGATTTAGAACGACATATCATGTTAGGATTTTCTGGAATCAGTAGACTATCCGAAGTTCAAGCAAAGAAACAAGTTGACTCCATCAAAGAAGGTAAGTCAGTTCAAGCCCTTGAAGCAATGCAAAAACTTACCCACGAAGCACTCAGAATATTTGAACATGAGTCCAGTTCTGCAATAAAAGATATAGGTTTGCTGCTGCAAGAACAATGGAACTATAAACGAACACTCACAGATAGCGTCTCAAATAGCAACATAAATAGTATATACGATGCTGCAATAGAAGCAGGAGCATATGGCGGTAAATTGATGGGCGCAGGTGGTGGTGGATTCTTTATGTTTCTTGCACCCCCATATGCACATCAAAAGATTAAAGACAGACTTAAACAAATCAACGTATGGATACCGTTCAAGTTTGACTATGAAGGTTCCAAAATTATTATGAGGTGATTATGAAGTACCCATTGATGAGTGATAATATTTCCAGAGAAGATTTAGATTTGGTAATCGAACATCTAAAGAAAGACAATCCTAAACTAACTAACGGTCCAGAGTGCCGTGCTTTTGAAGAAGCATGGAGCAAATGGTTGGGTGTAAAGTATTCCGTGTTTGTAAACTCAGGTGCCTCTGCCAATCTTCTTTCAATGGCAATGCTCAAGATCAAACATCCAGAAGGTGGCGAAGTTATTGTACCACCATTCACTTGGGTATCTGATATTGCCTCTATCATTCAATGTGGTTTCACTCCAGTATTTGTTGATATCGATTTAGATACTCTTGGTATGAACACCGATGGCATACTCAATGCTATTACCCATAAAACCCGTGCAGTATTTCTTACCTATGCACAAGGATTTGATTGTCTCTCAGATAAACTCCTATCAGAATTACAACTCAGAAACATTCCACTAATTGAAGATGTGTGTGAGTCACATGGTGCTACACATAACAATAAATTACTAGGTAGTTTTGGTTGGATGTCAAACTTCTCATTCTACTTTGCACATCACATGTCTACCATTGAAGGTGGAATGGTATGTACTAACGATGAGAATGTTTATCACACTCTTCGTATGCTTCGTTCACATGGTATGGTTCGTGAATGTGGTTCGGAACCAATGGTGAAGAACTATCAGAAAGTATATCCAGAATTAAATCCAGAATTCATCTTTGCGTTTGCTGCATACAATGTACGTAATACAGAAATAGGTGGCATATTAGGTCAGAATCAGTTGAAATCTCTTGATCAAAATGTTAAGATTCGTAATGAAAATCTATTCGAATTCTTAGCTAGATTAGATAATAAGAAGTATAAAGTAGATTTTCGTTTGGTGGGTTGTAGCAACTATGCATTTAATATTGTTATTCAACCAGAGTATGCAAACCCAGAGTTTGTTCAAAGGTTGATGGGTAAGATGCGTGATAACGAAATTGAGTTTCGTCGTGGTTCTGCTGGTGGTGGTAATCAATTACGCCAACCATATCTAAAAGGTATTGTTCCAGCAGATCATTATAAGAACTATCCTAACACAGAACATATGCATTTTTATAGTTTTTACGTAGGCAACTATCCATCATTGAGTATAAATGCAATCAAAGAAATAACTGACGTATTGGATAAGGTATAACATGAATAATATTTTAGTGACAGGTGGTGCAGGATACATTGGTTCTATTCTAACAGAGTTTCTTTTGGATTTGGGATTCAATGTAACTGTACTCGACAACTTTATGTACAAACAATCCAGCTTGAATCATCTATGTTCAAGGTCTGGTTTTCAAGTAGTCAATGGTGACATTCGTAACATGGCTCACGTTCAACCATTGTTAAAAAATGCTGATGTAATTATTCCTTTGGCTGCTTTGGTGGGTGCACCTCTTTGCAACAAAGATGTTGTTGGTGCAGACACTACCAATAAAGAAGCAATCTTTAGTATGTTGGATAAGGTTTCCAAAGAACAACGAATCATTATGCCTACTACCAATTCAGCATATGGTTCAGGTGATGAGAATAATTTCTGCACTGAAGAGTCTCCACTCAATCCTATTTCCAAATATGCTATTGATAAGGTAGCAGTAGAAGAGATGTTGATGCAACGTGAAAACTCAATCAGTTACCGTTTGGCTACTGTGTTTGGTATGTCTCCACGTATGCGTACTGATTTGTTGGTAAATGATTTAACTTACCGTGCTGTCAATGATGGCTATGTGATTATCTTTGAAGGACATTTCAAACGTAATTATATCCATGTCCGTGATGTGTGTGATGCTTTTATCCATGCAATCTATAACTTCAATAAGATGAAAGGTGAAATCTACAACGTAGGACTTTCATCAGCTAATGTATCTAAGTTGGAACTGTGTGAGATAATCAAGAAACAAGTTCCTAATTTTACTATTGTTGAAGGTGAGATTAAGAAAGACCCTGACCAGCGGAACTACATTGTCTCTAATGCTAAGTTAGAAGCTACTGGTTTTGAACCAATGTACGATCTTGATTTTGGTATTGAAGAGTTACTGAAAGGTTATAAGATGATTAAGAATAACATATACGGTAATATATAAATCCATTTTCATTTGGAACAAAAGCATTTTATCAACTCGTCGAAAGGTTGTCAATAGGCAGACAAAAAAGGTAAACAATGGCATCTAATCATTATGTAAACAACGCTGACTTTCTAGTAGCACTTATCCAATACAAGGATGATTGCATTAAAGCAAAAACGGAAAACCTACCCGACCCAAAGATTCCCAACTACATTGGAGAATGCTTTCTAAAGATAGCGGAACATCTATCGCGGAAACCCAACTTCATTTCCTACACTTACCGTGATGAGATGATTTCTGATGGGGTCGAGAACTGCATCATGTACTTCCGTAACTTTGATCCAAGTAAAAGCAAGAATCCTTTTGCCTACTTTACCCAAATTATATACTATGCCTTTCTCCGTAGGATTATGAAGGAAAAGAAACAATTATACGTAAAGTATAAGGCAACTCAACAGTTTGGTCTATTGGATGAGGGAGAGATGTATGAAGATGAGAACGGCAATATGAAACAGTTTGAACTTTATGACAACATCTCTGAGTTTATCTTTAACTTTGAAGAGAACAAAAAGAAAAAGAAAATAAAAGCCGTAAAAGGACTTGAAAACTTTATCCAAGATGATGTAGAATAGCAGAATGAAAATAGCTATTCTTGGTGATACGCATTTTGGAATGCGAAATGACTCGTTGGATTTCCATAAATACTATGAGAAGTTCTATACGGAAACTTTCTTCCCACATCTATTAAAGAATGACATTAAGACTGTTGTTCAACTAGGTGATTTGTTTGATCGCCGTAAGTATATCAACTTCAATTCTTTACACTTAGCTAGAAAATACTTTTTTGACAAGCTTAAAGAATATGATATCAAACTGATAACTCTTTTAGGTAATCATGATATTGCTTTTAAGAATACATTAGAGGTTAACTCTTCAGAACTATTACTAGGGGAATATGGTAACGTTACTGTACATAATTCTTTTAATACAGTTGATTTTGACGGGATTAATGTTGATATTATCCCTTGGCTATGTGATAGTAACGAAGCTGAAATCTTTGATAAAGTAAAACAAAGTCGTTCAGAGATTTGTTTCGGTCATTTTGAAATTGCTGGATTTGAAATGGAACGAGGCGTTATTTGTCATGAAGGTTTAGATCGTACACTGTTATCAAAGTATGATATGGTTCTTACTGGACACTT